GCTTTTAACATTTTGTCTGACGAGCTACCTTCAACTGGATAAGATGAAAAATAAACAATGTAATATGCGTTAGCGTTTACTTTTTTTAATAATGCTCCATTAGCAATTGCTTTTTTAACATTATCTGTTCTCTTAGCCCCTGGACGCTTTTTATCGCCTTCTGCCCCGCCTTTTGCTTCAATATAATGGCCATAGTCGCCAAAAAAATCAACTTGAATGCCAATTTCAGGAATATCAAAATTCTTTTTTAAATCAATATATTCACGATTAATTAAATCTTTATATACTAAGTCTTCAAACTTATCGCCAGATCTTTTAGATTCGGCTTGAAAGTCAATCATTCTTCTCCCAGTAAGGTATCCCGTTTTCATCATAATCAGAACCAAGTTTATCAAACAATTCTGCATTTTCGTACATTACTTTTTGTATACTAGCTTTCATTAAATCCATTTTTTTAATATGCCAATTATCCTCAACTGGAGGCTTAGGGTATATTTTTGGGTTGATTTCATATAGTAACTGCCATAGTACTAAACAATCGTCGTGCTTCCACCATAAGTCGCAGGTGTAATCTTTAATCTGTGGACACAACAAATATCTGTCCAAAATTAACTGAACAATATCTTCTTGATCTTTCATTAGGCTATCCTATCAGATAGGTGACAATTTTGTCAATTATTTCTTATGTTTATTAGCATTATGACATTTAAAAGATAAAGCCATAATAACAAGCATACTAAAATACATTAATAAGCATTGCATTAGATTTCCCCCTCATCTTCTTCTTTGAGGACTCTAATGTCTTCTCGAAGATCCCTTACGGCTTCTAGAATTTCTTCCGTCATCCAGTTGGTCTCTTTTGTATTGCTTAATGTTTTTCTAGATATTTTCTTTTCTGCTTCGCCTTCACGATTACTTGAAGACAAAATAAGTGCTGACAATATAATAGCTTCTAAACTTAAAATCATAGTTAAAAGCCCATATGGAAAGGGTTCTACTTTAAACCCTATCCAACAACCCCACCAAACAGCGTGAATAATAAGAAACCAAGGGCTTGCGGACGTTTCTGCTGTCCAGTCTGCCAGTTCCTCTATTCTTTTTTCAAATATTCTAAAAGAGTGCTTGATTTTTTTCATGATATAGCAATTATATCATGTTTAGTTAATTAATTATAATTCTTTTTGTTCCAAAAACTTTTTTTATAATTATCTTCAGTTAATTTTGTTGCTTCATACCCCGATGAATCGTACTGACTATATTCTCTTGTAACAGATTTCCAATCTTTTCTTTTAAACGGAATGATTTGTATAAGAGGTGTACCAATTTCAAGCTTACCAGTAAATCCTTTTTTCATTAAAAATGGAAAATTGATTGGCATAGGATGAGTATCAGTATCAACAACTCCCGACATAGTTGTAAATGGCAAATCAAATCTATTTAATGGATGTGTAAATAAACAAGACCACCCAGGAGCTGTACGAATTATATTTAAATTACGCCATTTATAAGCCATTGGAACATACTCTGGTCCTGCTGCAAATCCTTGAACTTGTCTACCATCATGACCTTGGATCATATCAATATCTGAGTTATGGCCAAATGTAAAGGTTTCTTCATCATAAGCTAATTCAATAGGAAGAGAGTAAATATAACCAACACTCAATGCATCTAAAACTGGAATACACTTTTTAATTGTACCCATCGGCACTGAATTTAATTTAGGGCTTTTTTGTTTTTCTTCTTGAGTCACATCCACATTTCTAGCAATATTTTTATACCACTCGGGAATACTTTTTACTGCTGGTTTTGGTTGAGAATCAGAAAAAAAAGATGAAGGTGCAATTGGCTGAAAATGAATTTCGCCTTCTTTAATTTTATTTTGTTTGAATTTGAACATTGCTCTTTGCTGATTCCGCTAGTGCAACTAATTCATTAAATTTAATCATGTATGCATTAATAACATATACTGTGTCATCAATAGCATTTTGAGCAGCCTTATCTTGCTCTGCTTCTTCGTAACGACCATTAATTGCCCAATGCTCTAAAAGCTCACCTGCAACCTGTGTTACTAAATCTTCTAATTGTTTAAAATGTAATGGAACTGAACCGTCTGACATTATTTACTCTTTCTATAATTATGGAATGGGTTAAATGTAAACATGCTTTTAACCCTTGCTTTCTTTTCATCTGATAGCCATTTATTTATATTTAATGAATAAACTGCAATATAAATTGTTGATCCAAAAATAAATCCCCATTGCTTAGTGTTAATAGAATATGCTACCCATGCACACTCGTTTGCAATTCCCACCGCAAATCCGTACCATTTCTTTTTACCTGTAAGCCAAATTCCAATAACACCTAATATTGAAAGTGCCCACGATACCCACCATGCCATTTATATCACCTATTCTATTATACCAAAGAGGGTAGACTTTTGTCTACCCTCCCCAGTTGTAATACTTACTTAGTAAGTAATGGCTGACGAAAACGCTTAGCCAAAACATTATACTTGGCAAAAAGTGCCTTGTATGACTTATTTACTGCAGCAATTGCTGCGGTGTTTGTAGCATTATCTGCAGCGTGTGCTGCCTTTTCAACTGTAAGTGCAGTTGTTGCTGCATCCGACGCAGACTTTGCTGATTCAATCTGTGCATTAAGTGATGCAATTTGTGCATTCAAAAATGTAATCTGACCACTTAAATCTGATACTGAAAATGTTGCAATAGCAGACTTAACTGCTGTTGGTAGGCCAACAGATGTTGCTGCAATTGATGAATCAGTTGCAAGGACTGTAACTGTACCCGCTGCTACTGCAGAAAGTGTACCTGTTGCTGAACCAAGAACTGTTACTGGTGTTACACCTGCTGCAGAAGTAACTGCAGAAGTTGTAAGAGTCTTTGTGATTGATGCATCAGAGAAAGTTGCACCAACAAGTGTTACAGAAATGGCCTCAGACGCTACTGGATTACCAAATACGTCAGTTGCTAAAACTGAAATTGTAGGAGCAGTATTAACTGCTGCCGATGCTGGAACTGAAACTGCAACGTTTGCTGCAACTCCTGCTGTTCCTTGAATATAGACAATTGTTGAATATGAACCGTTTGTAATGGTTACTGATCCAACAGTTGTGCTTGTTGTATAAGCATATACTGTTACGGCAACACCTTGAGATGTTAGTGAAAGTGATGATACCCCAGATGCTGAATTTACTGGAGCATTTGTTGTGTTAAGTGCTGAAACAAGCTTAACGCCTGAAGCAACATATGTTACAACAGTACCTGTATCTGCTGTAGAAGCAAGTGCTACTGTATTTGACGAATCAATTACATTTGATACTGGAACTGCTACTGTCTTTGGTGCTGCAGAAGTTGTTACGTTTGTTACTCCTGCTACTGTTACCGCAAGCGGTGTAGCGTGAGCAACGGTTGATACGCCTACGATTGCAAGGGCTGCAGCAGTTGCAATAGCGATCTTCTTTGTTACCTTCATGTTTTTCCTATCTATTTAGTATCCCTGTACAGGATAATGGTTGATTATACAACCAATTCTATTTGTCAATTGGAGTGGGTGCTGTTAATAAAGTGCCACACTCTGAGCACTGTGCACTTAGCTTATAGAATACCAGCTCGTAAGTATCCTTGTCAAATTTTGCAGTAATATTAAATAAATCTGAAGAACATTCTGGACATTCTGCAGTTGGTATTCCTCTAACATCTAGCATTATTTTTTAACTTGTTTCTGTTGTTTAACAATCTGAAAAGGTCCAGACGTATAAATATCATTGTTAGCAGCAATTTCTAGAGCTTTTTCTACACTTGCTCCAGCGTACAACGCACCAATAGCGATTTGTGAACCTGATCCTACACCATAAATGCCGTCGCTATTCAGCAAAACACTAAAATCATTTCCTATATCAAATATCTCTCCGTCAAATGCAAAGAGCATATTAAACCCTGAATCTTTTTCTTCTTTATCTTCTTTCCACCCGTACTCTTCTAAGCATTCTTTCATGGCTGGAATAAATTTAACAACCATAAAACGATAAAGATTTTCTCTTTCCTTTACGGTAGGAACTGGTGGTACAAAAACATGTTGCAATATATCACAAGGTTGTGAGTCACCGCTACCAGCAATCATCCAACCATTATTTTTGGTAATCTTCTGCATGCTGGCATGCATATTTGGACGGGCACCATCGGTAACTTGAGAGTCAGCTCCCATTGTGACATTACCATTTTTACATACTGCAACAATAGTTGTCATTTACCTAGCTCCTCCAAAATTGCTTCAGCAGTACGTGATTCAATACGATCAACAATCTCTCCTCGCTTCATTGTAAAAATTTGAGGAATACTCTTGATTCCATAATATTCTACAGTAGATGAGTCAATTTTGTCAACATCTACCAAATAATAATTAGTTTCAGCATCAATTACGGATACTTTGCCGTAATGTGGTTTTAACTGTTTGCAGGGATTACACCAGTCTGCTGTAAAATAAACTACACATTCATCTTCAGCAATAAATTCGTTTACATCATTTGTAATTTTAAGCAATTAATTCCTCCGCTGAAATTGTTTTACCAACATAACGATGCTTAAGTATATAATCTCTTACAGACTCAGGACCATTTTGTCTTCCGCCAAGGATAATAACCCATCGTGGCTCAAATTTTTGATCAATACAGACCTGACACATATAGAGCATTACTCCATTAATTATATCGGATTTTTGTGGATGTAGCTCATTTTTTGATTTTCCACAGCTAAAGCACAGCATTATAGACCTTCCGTCTCATCAATATAACCTATTCCTATTTCATCTACTATATTAAACTCATCATTTGGCACTTCTACCAAATATTGAACACCGCCTTCAAAATATTCAATTAAAGATACCCAAGCACCATGTCTTTTTACAGTTCCATAGACATCTTCGTATGGAAGATATACGTAGGTGATTGAATCTTCAGCGTTGTCCCCGTCTTGCCCTTGCTTGCTCATCAGTGTATTTCATCCCTTCTATTTCGCATGGAGTCCCAAATGCTTGAATTAATTCACGAACATGAAGTAAGTATTCCATGATCTGCATTCTTTGACTTTCGTTGTATTCCATAACATTACTTTCATAAACAGTTAAAGCAAGGTAGTTTGGTCTTGCTCTGACATCTAATATAAGATTTTTAACAGGACATTTAATTGCCCTAATCCTTTTAGCCATTTCAACTGTGTAAGATATTTTTGCCATGAATTTTCTTTAACTGACTCCATATTTCTGGGTCTTTGTGTGAGTTATTTTGTTTATCTATACGACCTAAGTCCATAAAAATACCGCCTCGTACACCAAACTCTTTATTTGCTACACCTTCTTTATGACATTGTTTAATTACTGGACAATGTAAACAAACTTGATCAATTTGTTTGGCAAGCTCTTTATCTGATTCATAATCATCATAAAACCAATTAATTGACATATTTGTGCATGCTGCAAGGTGATACCATTTGATATCAACTTCATCAATTCCTAAATGACTAAATAAACCTGGCATACTTATCGCTAACCTTCCAAGTACCACGGTTAGTCATTTTATAATAAGTTGCGTATCCCCACTTACCTTTTCTAAACAAACCATTTGTTGCCATGTAACCATCAGGGTTTTGATTCCACTTTACTAAAGTATAACCGTCCCAAAAAAAATTGTTTTTAATATTTTTTTCTACAAAAGCATGTGCTTCTTCGTAGTTTAATTCAAAAGATGGCATTAGTTGTTTTCCTTTACAACTCCAAGGAGATTTCTCCAGTTAATAAATTGATATTTTTCGCTATCATCATCTTCAACTTCTGTTGCATGATTATGAGAATAAATTACAGTGTCGCCTGGCTGTAAAGGGATATCATAATGATTGCCTGCATTATCATTATCCCCTGGACCTACTTTAACAACTACGCCACGAGACAAATTTGATTCAGCTACAGTTGCAGCAATAACCAAACCTGATTTTGTTGTTCTATCTTCTTGTTTGTTTTCTTTGACAAGTACGAGACTACCTAGCGGTTGAATCTGTGTCATATTTTTCCTTTGTTAGTAGGGACCTTATATTTATTGTATCATTTATAAAGATGGTTTGTCAAGCCTATTCTTTAATAAATCTATAGGGAATTGCATATTCTTTTAAAAATTTTTCACACGTGTAAGTTCTTTCTGATGTTCCAAAAAGCAATACAAAATCAGCACCTTTTTCAATTAATGTTAAATCATTTAAAGATGATTTAAGTTTAACTAATTCTTCTTTAATTGAATAACCTTTTTGACGCATGTATTTTTCTACTTTACCGATATACTCAGTAACCATGTTATCAGCACCTTGATGCCCGCCATGAACAAAAACGTGGGACTTATCATCTGGATAAAAATGTTTACGATCATCAAGCAATACTGTTATTTGACGCATTAGCTCGTTATAATCTGTATAGTTTTTACTACCAAATACTATTACTTTCATAATCTACCTTTCTGAAACACACAAGGACGGTTTCCCGTCCTTGTTTGAATATATACGTATATATTAGTTTACTTTGTAAATGGGCTAAATGCTCCACCCCAAAGTGATTTCTTCATTTCAGCCTTCTCATCTGCAGCAGTTTCCTTGGAATCTTCTTCCTTAGACTCTACTTCATCTGCAGCCTTTGTTACAGCTTGATCATCAGCATTATCTTCTGTGACCTCATCTGCTGATGCAGCCTTTTCGACCTTATCATCTTCTTCTGAAGCGTCAGCTTTGTCCATGTTGCACATATGAACTGCAGGCTTACCGCAATCTGGGCACATATCAGCCTTGTAGACTCCTGCTCCGCCTGTTGAAACATCTGGGTTGATGTGTTCAGCTGCTGATGGGGTTACATCGCCTTCTGGACGTGTTTCTTGTGCAATTGTTGTAACTGCATCTGGACGTGTTGCATTAGGAAGATCCTTTTGTACAGCGATATCGCCTTGTGGATCTGGTTCTGTTGTATTTGACACTATATTACCTCCTGTCCCATTAGTAGGGGTGTTTGTATTAAAATTCCCTCTAACATAATTTTCGACAGATCTTTCATCTGCCTCTTGATTTGCTGAAGATGATGTTCCAATTGCTTTTTCAATAGCATCTTTAACATCATCAATAAACTTGGTTACCTTCCAATCTTTTGGAAGTAACTTTGCTGCATTTAATGCTTTAGCCCTGGCAATGATATGCTTTTTAGCTTCAGCATAATTTGATGCACGACCTATAGACTGGATAGCATTATGAAGATCGGTAGTATTTTCGATTGGAAAAGAACCGTCTGGAAGTGCATGACCTTTGTCTGCCAATTCCTTACGCTTCTTATCAGAGAATTCTCTTTTTTCTACTAATTCCATTTTACTTTGATCCCGCCTCTGTTGTGGTGATGTTTCCTCCAGCATACTGTGGAGTGGTCATTGAAACATCACTTCCCTTAAAAGGAGATGCTACGCTCATAGAGCCAGGGTTATTAACTCCGAGATCTGTTTTTGCATCTGAACGAAGGCCTGCCTCTGGACCTGCCTGCTCTGTAACTGGTGTTGCTGCAGCAGGTTGCTGCACTCCACCTTCCTTACCTTGTTGATTGTTATCCATATTTAAATCACCACCTTATAGGTTAATTGTCTGGAATTTCTTCTTCATCAAAAGAAAATCCTTGTCTAATTAATTCCTCTTTAGCTTTTTCTGTTAAGCTAAATTGGGCATTTAGATTTTCATCATAAGATACTTCTAGTAAATCTCTTTGATATAAATCAATTAATGTTTGATCCATATCATCCATCATTACTTGGTGTAGTTCTGGCATAACTTCTTCCAAAACATCCATGTCAAACTTATAAAATGGCTCACCGTCTTCATCAATTCCGTCAATTTCTGCAGCACCTTCTGAAACAAGGTACTCCATAATCTCTACGTGATCTTCATCAGATGGATCGTATTCCATTTTCACTTCCTCATAACCTATTATACCTTATTTATTATTTATTACTTACGTGCCCTTGGCAGGAATCGAACCTGCGACGCAGACCTTAGAAGAGTCTCGCTCTATCCCCTGAGCTACAAAGGCGTACCCCAAGACAGATTCGAACTGTCGCTGTATGGATTTTAAGTCCACTATCTCTACCGCTGGATTACTGGGGCAAATAGAAAAGGACCTATTTCTAGATCCTTTTGTAACATTTTTACGAAAGAAAAGAGATGAAAGACCTTTGTAGTTACATTATAGTAGGCTTTAAAGTGCTTGTCAACTGCCATTGCCAGAATTTGTGTGCTTCTTGTCTTCCTGCAATAAAATTACAAATACCTTGCTCATCTAATTCATTTGCTACATCATATGTATGTTTAAGTTGGTCCATAACAATAATGTTTGTGTTAACTAATTCTTGAAGCATTTCACGAGCATTAAGATCAATTGAATCATTAATTTCTAATTCAGGGCTTAATTCTGTCCATGACTTTAATCCAAATGGAGCTTTTGCACCCAGCTTACGAATATTTTCTGCAATAGGATCAATTGACTCATATAAATCTTCATAAATCTTTAAGAAAAACTTATGATATTGTGGAAAGTTTGATCCTTCTACATTCCAATGATAACCGTGGGCTTGCACATAATGCTTAACCACCATTGATTTTAAAATTTTTAGTTCTTTAATTAAATCTTCATTAGTTGCCATGATTTCCATCCTTTTTATGTAATTCTGCTACCATATCCAACAAAATATCAGCGTCTGGTTTTTCTTTGTCATTATCTGTATACAAAGCTTTCAAAGTCTTTTCATCTTCTTTTCTTTGTGATCCCTCGCCCATCATAATAAGCAACATTGCAACTGGAATAAATAATCCAATTGGAAAACTTGCCCACATGTGCGATACATTAAGAATTATTGCTGACATATATCCAGACATTCTGGCTGGGTACTTGTCTACATAAAAAGATATATGGTTAATGACTTTTTTCATATATCTAATTATACATTAATATGAGCAGTTTTGAAAAGGACATGCTCAGGTCCTTACCCTGCGACTCCCCGATGAAAGGGTGCAGTGATTATTATTATATCATTACTTAATTCGGATTGTTTTTGGTTTTGCTTCCTCTGGAACTTCCCGTTCAATCTTGACGGTTAAAATTCCATTTTCAAGTGAAGCAGATTTAACAATCATATACTCACCAAGAGTGAAGGTCTGTGTAAACTTGCGACCAGCGATTCCTCTGTAAAAGAATTCTGATTTGTCTTCATTTTCACGATCACTTTTGATAATTAATGTATCTTTATCTACAGTAATATCAAGATCTTCACGATCATATCCTGCAACAGCTAATTCAACAACATAAGTATCATCATCAATCTTCTTAACATTATATGGTGGAAATGAAGATGATGTTGTTTTATTTGTTGTCCAACGATGGAATTGATCACCAAATCCTAAGAAAAACGGATCATTAAATACCGTTTCTAATGTTGCAAATGGATTTTGAGTGTAGAGATAATTGCTATTTTGTGTTCTTAGATGTGTCATTATTACTTGCTCCTTTTCAGCGAGTTAGTTAGATTTTTGAACCCCCAAAGGCAGTTCATATATATTATATCAGATTTTATGAATTAGATCTACCGTGTTTGTCTGATCGGTTTCCGTACCCCGCTGATGGCTTTCCATCTTTCTGTGGTGGGCTATTGTATGTCGAGTTGTATCTCGCATCTTGCATTACTGAACCCATCACGGGTGCAAAGGATCCTGACCAAAAACTAAACGAACCAATACCTTCTTGCTCATCTTGCTTTGTTTGATCAGACTTAGTTAAATCTGGTTCATTTACTGCTATGGCGTCCATGGCTTCCTGTGCATGTTCTTTAGTTGTATAACAACCAATTACTTGTCCAGTTCCCGCCTTTGTAATGGCATAACCACCTAAACAATCTGGAACATTGTATTCTAATTTAAATCCTACACCACCAGAAATTCTTCCAGCACCTGCAGATTCTTTTTCAATTTTATTTTCTTTATTTACAATGGCACGAGACCAAGCATATCCTGCATCCCCGCCCCAAGCATTCCACATAATTTTTCCGTGAGATGGCTTATCCCAATCTTTTCCTTGCTTATCAACTTCATGACGTGAGAAGAAAGAATACATACGCTTTACTGTATCAAGAGACATTGATCTTCCCGCAACGATATCACTTGCACGTCCCCAGCCAACTGGTGTACCTGCTCCGTTTGCTAATCCATCTTCTTTCCATTTTAACGCACGACGTGCTGCTGCTTTCATTCCTGCATTTGGCTGGTAACCATCTGATTTTTTGACGGGAACGCAATTAGGAACAGTCTTGCCATCTTTTTCTTTAGTTCCAGCATATTCGTAGCCATCCCAACATGGGCCTTGACCTTTATCAATGCATGATGCACATTTTTCTGTATCTGAAATATAATGATGATCATTACCTAGATCATCACATCCGCAAGTCATGCATTTATTTGTTGACATTTTTATCCTATCCTACGTTATAAATTGTTAGATTAGCACTTGGTGATGCTGGTCTTGCTGGATTTGTTCCTGCTGCTGTAGCCAATAATGACATTCCCGCTGCACCTGACCACCAGTGAAATTGAATATAATCTCCTGCATTAACAATAATTGGTGATTCAATATTTGCCAATACCTGTGAACCTTGAGCACTTGTAGTTGTAAATGTAAATGCGGATGAAGGTACATTTACTCCATTTTTAGAAAACCAAGTTGTAATATTGTAATTAGATGCTCCACCAGTAAAGTTAAATTGACCTAAAAAGTTAAGGTTGTATGTACCTGGAACTTGAAAAGTAATTTTTGTGGCATCAGTATTACTAATTGACATACCTTTTGAAAGATTTGTTGTGTCCCAAGTTATAACGTTATCTGTTGTTGTACCGCCAGATGACATATTTGTTGAACGTGCAAAGTTTCCGTAATAAAGAATTTGAGCGGGAACTGTTGAAACTTTAATGCTCATATTAAACCTCTGCTGCTAATACTGCGACATTTGGAGTTCCAGATGATGCAATAGCATAAAGTTGATCGGAAGCAAGAAGATCTACTGTGTATGTTTGACCTGCTAAAAGAGCAAAACCATAAGATGATGTAGTAACTAAAGAAGATCCTAGATATACAGTAATTACTGGATCTAAATTTTGAACAGAAAGTGAAACTCTGCTTTCATATACAGCTTCATTTGCTGATGGAATACTTACTAATGTTGCTGTAGAAGCATTAAGAGCTACTACTTGGTGTGTTATTGCCATTTATTTCTCCTTGTTTTTCTTTATTTGTACTAATTATATCATTAATCTTGCGAGATTTCATTTTATTTGGATTTGCCACTACCTCTGCTGCTGGTAGTGTTCCATTTTTTCTAAATCGCATGGTTTCCCATAAAGCGTGTGGGAGCGTATGAATACCGTAATGTGTTCTGTGATGGTTTGTACACAAAACCTCTAGATTTCCTGGACTCTCTAACCATTGTTGAAATTCCCCGTCATCTTTAAAATTTAAACCAAAATAAGATTCTATCTTTTTAACATCAGCATTTGGTATTTGTGAGAATTCTACATGGGTATGATGCAATTCTGGTTCTCCACCACATAAATCGTCATTAATGACACATCTCCACATACCCGCATCTTTAATTTTCTTTTTAGCAGCGATAAAATACTTGTAATTTGGATCGTGCTCTCGTGGGTCATGTTCTGGAATATGTGCCAAAATATGTAAAGTCATATTTTGATCGTGTTCATCTGTCATAATAGTTTAATTATACATTGTTTGAGCGAATAGCGGGAATTGAACCCGCACATTAACCTTGGCAAGGTTACGCACTACCACTATGCAATATTCGCAAATAGGGGCTATATGTGAGTATTCCAGCACCGAATGACGCTGCCCTATCTCCCCGAACTCTTATACTCGGGTACATGTTTATGTGTAACTATATCCATACTAAGGTGTGTCACATATAGCCTTGCTCTCAGACCTGGACTCGAACCAAGATACTTGCCTCCAAAGGGCAATGTCCTACCATTAGACGATCTGAGAAAAGTTATTACCTCTTAGAAGTTTTTACCTTTTTTGCCTTTGTTATTTTTGTTGTAGAAGGAAATGAAAACGTATTTATAATGTTTTTAGGAATACCAGCTGAAAAATCAGGTAACAAGAACCCAGAAGGGGTTGGGGTTGGAGTATGCGTAACAGCAAAACCTGTTGGTTCAGTTGCAATCACATTTGAAGCTGTTGTAGCACTATTATCAGGAAGAACAACTGGAATTGATTGTGATGTCGTATTAATTGGAACAACATTGTTTTGAACAACTGGTGTAATCAAATTATTTACAACAGGAGTTACAATTTCAACTAAAGTTTGCTGAACAATTGTTGGTGAAATTGCTGGTGTTGGTTGCTGAACAATTGCTGGTGTTTCAACTGATACAGCAGGAACAGGCCTTCCATCAGCTGGAGGAATAATAAAAGTTGGTGAAACTGAAGATGAAGCAGGTGGCAAAGTATATCCGTATTGAGCTGCGTTTGCTGCTGCTCTTGCTGCTACTTCTGCGGGGCTATCTGCTAATGCCGATGAAGTTGAATAAAATAATGATAATACGACAATTGGAAAGATCAATTTCTTGAGCTTCATTGTTTATCCTTTGTTAGTAGTTGTTAGTATGATTTGCCAATTAGGCGATTTTCTTGAATTTTTTCCCGCTCATCAATTGTTTCATAAGCAAACTTTGATAAAGCAGATTCATTTTTAGCATAGTGATGACCGCAAAACATAAGTTCTCCCGTCACACCCTTTACAATAACCAAAGCAGAAGCACTGCATTGATCACATCTATCATTAAGAGTAAGAATATATTCTTTTTTATCTTCTAAAACTTCTTCTTTAGTCATTATCATAAGTATATCTCTTTCTCTAATTAGTTAATAATCGCTGCCCCAAGTGGACTCGAACCAATAACCTGCCGATTAACAGTCGGCTGCTCTGCCAATTGAGCTATGGGGCAATAGCGTTATTTTACATTACCAAATGGGTTTTTGTCAACCATCTTTAGTAAATCTTCTGGAGTATCAATCATGCGTCTTTGTGCTTCAAATTTACCAAGCTCAACCATTTCTTGAGCAATTGTAAACATCATGTCAACTAAACCAGCGGCGTAACGTTGGTCTTTAAGGTCAACACTTTCAATTTCTTTTCGCATGTTGATTGATGATTGTGTAAAATAATCACACAATGATGTTAAAGATATATAAATATCTTTTTCGTCTTCTATTGTTTTAATTGTTCCGTTTGCTATCATGTCTGTATTCTATCAAAGTATTCTAAAGCTGTCAATACGCATTCGCTCATCATCTTCATCTTCTTCAATATTCATAAACTCTCTTAAGTTAGCTGGAATAGACTTTCTTTCTGGCATCTTAATTGTATGCTTAAGTCTTTCATCAGACTCTTTTCTTAATTGCTCTAACTCGTTTGCAAAAACTCCATCATAAGAATAAATTTCTACTTCCCTATCAAGATCAGGGGGAGTTAAAGCAATAGCGTTATAAATAGACCCACATACTGCATCTGAAAGGTCTTTTGATCCTTTTCTAGGGTGATCTACTTTGTCTTTAACAATTCTTAATTGTAATAACTCATCAACAAGCAATTGAATTCTTGGCCCGTGTAATCTTTCTTCAGTTAAAGTAAGAGACATATCTTCATAATGTTTTTTGGCTACTGAAAGAATTTCTGTTTTAATCCCGTGTACACCGAGTTGTTGCATCATGTCGTGTGAGTTCCATCGGTCAAATGTAACAAGTTTAAGATTAAACCCACGTTCTCTGACGCTTGTAATGTAGTCTTTAACTTCTGTAAAATCAACAGATTTTGATGCGGTAGGTGTCCAATATCTTACTGCATCTACTACAACTCTAGGTGCTGCTTCCTTATATTGCTCACCAATTTTCATTGTTACCCAGCCTTCCACGTGAGCTAATGATACTGCACAGTGGTCATGTTTTTGTGCCAAGTCAACGTGCATAAAATATGTACGATCTGGGTTTGGCTTAAAATCATCATCAAATCTTCCATATGAATCTACATTTAATTTAGGATTACTAAATGCTTTTTCAATTACTGCACGATTTTTAAAGAATGCATCTGTTGCATCTGGAGGCATACATGCAAAACGAGATAATGCATCTGTTGGGTCTGTGTAAAAATCAATTGTAAAATCTTCAATTTTACGTGTTGGATTTACGTCCCAAGTAGGTCTTTTTAATGCAAATACTCTTGGTACTTTGTATGAAATAATATGATCTTCTTCCCACTCAATTTCAAATTCATTACCTTCAGTGCCGTCTGGCAGTTCTGGATCTACTTTAAATCTACTATGTCTAAGAACAACTTCTTTTTCAGCAACAACTTCATTATATCTTTGTTGAATATAATCGTTTTTAAATCTTGGGAATGAAAGTAAAATTACTTTACCAAAATCTGGAAAACGTGAGTTGACTGATGCACGATACATCTTGTAAATTGATGATGCAGTTTTAGCTTGATCATGCCCAGAGGTTGATTCAAGTTCAAAACCTGAGATCTCATCAAGAATAACTACAAGTACGTTATAACCTTCCCAAGCTTCTCTTTCTGAGTGGCCTGAGTGAACTGTTACACCTTTATCAAATTCAACCATATTGGCTTTAGCAACATATCTTCCTTGAAACCAAGGTGACTTTTCAATACGTTGGTTAAAACCTTTAAAGAAAACTCGATTAGCTTGAATAGCGTTAATAGCAATATTGATAATATCAATTGCATCCCCTGGAGGTTTTCCAAAATATGCTGCTGGATCTTGTAAGCATAAAAGAAGATATACCATGTAAGCACAAGCAATTGTAGAGGTATAATCTTTTCCAGAGCCTTTACCTAATTGCAAAATAACTTCATTACATGTTTGTTTAAATATCTTGTTACCCTCATCTTCTCCGTAGATTTTGATGAGTGTTTCTTTTTTATAAATTTGAGTTGATGCACGGATCATCGTGTATTGATTTTCTGATAAAGGTGGCAATCCAAGATACGCTTTATCTGTAACAAATTGTTCTAGTGTTACTGGAGTTTCTGAAAATTCATCCCCACTTAATGCATCTAAGAATACGTTAAAGTCACTCATTTACAATTACAGCCTCAACTTGGCCAGTAACTTGAGATAGCCTTCTTGATACTTCCCACTTACAATGATCACAATTTGCTGTAACTTCTTTAAGAATCCCGACCAAAACTTCTTGTTTACGCTCTGATTCTAAAAGTTGATCCGTCATATCATTATTTTCAAGAACGCCAGCTTTGTTAAGCATTTCAATACGCTTTGCTTCAATATCAGCAATTAGCTTTAAAGATTGTGCTTTAACATTAAGTGCATCTTGCATGTCTGCTTGCTCTACTGTACGCCAAGCTTCTTTGATAAGCATGCTGTAATGCTCATCTGCTCCCGCTAAAGCTTCTTTGGCTCTAGATTTAATTGCTGTATTGTCGTGCACTAAATCTTTCCAAGTATTAATATGTGCTTCAACCTGAACACGTGTTAAATCTAAACTACGTGCGATTTGGGCGGAAGTATTACCTTTTAGTAATTCTTCAACCACCTTGTTCATTTGATCAAATTTTCCTGCAACTTCTAATTCATTATCCATTGTCTGTTTTATAAAACCCTGATCCTTTAAATTGAATGCCTGCAGGAGAATAAACCCTAGTCATTTTATAGCCACAACTTGAACATGGGGGTACGTTTTCAGGTTCATTAAAGCCTCTGACTACATCTAGGCTTTCATCACATTCAATGCATGCATATTCATAAGTTGGCATACTTAATTATACCTCTTTATATTACTTCTTGTCAATTGCAATTTTAAGTAAGATTAAATAACCAATCAAATCATCAATGTCGTTATCTCCAGCAAAACCTTGATTATTTTTTACACGATTTAATTTATCATCAATTCTTACTTTCAACTGTTCAATATTGTCAGATTGTGCAAATATTCTGTTTGGCGATAAAGCTGAATCTCCATATGAAATGTTTTTTTCTATAAGAAGTTGTGCAATTTCGTGGCAAGCATCCCAAATTCTTTTGCCAGAAGGGGCACTGGTTGAGTGTAAATATAAATCATTACAACTAAATTGTCTAACATCTTGAAATACTGGTTTAAGCATTACATTAACCTTTCTGACCAAGTTTTAGGAGTTTTTTCTGTAACAAACTCAAGTGGCAAATGATAATCAAATGGCTTTGTACCCTTTATTTTAATCCATTCTACCAATTCTGTCAAGCCCTCATCAAGAGTTTTAGATGTTTTATAATTTAATAATTGTCTTGCTTTATCTGCAGAACAATTAGCATGTTTTACTTCTTGGGGTCTGCCTGGCATATACTTAATATTAAGATCAAATCCAATAATTTTAGCTAATTTTTGAGCCAATTCATTGATTGTAATAAATTCTTCGTCTGGTCCAATATTAACAACTTGACCATCAACTACATCTGATTCACATGCAATCATTAATGGATTTGCTACATCTTCCCAAAAAGAAAAACAACGCATTTGATTTCCATCTCCATAAACTATAGGCTGTTCACCTTTAAGCATACGGTTAATCATAATTGATGCTACATTTCTAAATGGGTCGTCATATTTTTGACGTGGGCCAATAATATTATGAGGAACAAGAATAACATATTTCATTCCGTGTGTTTCACAAATGTTTTTAATTAAAAGCTCTGCCCCATATTTTGCAATGCCGTAAGGATCTTGAGGTTTTGGAATCATGTCTTCTTTAAATGGAACTGTATCTTGTGTGCCGTATCTAGCCATTGATGACATATGAACAAATTTTTTAACCCCGCCCCTAATAGATGCTGAAAGAGCAACTGTTGTAATGTGTGAGGTGTTGCGAGTTACAAGTGCAGGACTAAACACTGATAAGCCTTCGTAAGCAGTGCATGCTGTATGAACAACTAAATCTATTCCTTTAAAATGTTCTTTAACGGAATCAAAATCTCCAAGATCTTTTGAATAAAATTCAACACCAGTGGGTACATTTTCATAATAACCGCCAATTAAATTATCAATACCAACCACAGAATGTCCACGTTTTAAAAACTCATCAGCCAAATGGCTACCCATAAATCCAGCAACGCCTGTGATTAAAACCTTCATGTTATCCTCTTAACCATTCATTTTCACGTCTTCTTGTAAGATCCCAGCCTTTAACTGTATAATCGCCTGATCTTTTCTTTTCTCTGTAATATTCTCCATTTTTATTAAATGTTTCATGATTTCTATTCATTAATTTTGCATCGCTTTTAATTGTTTGTGAGCCACCGTGATCATCAACTTGTATTCCTGGACAAATAATACTGTCAGATAATCCTGATAATACCATCCTGTCATCATAATCGTTATCTTCAAAATAGGCTGGATAAATATATTCATCAAACAAACCAACTTTTGCCACTATGTTTTCTCCAATAGAAAAACAACTATAGTGTGCGTTGCTTTTTACAAACTTATTGGGGGAACTAAACGAATGCATCTTTTCTAATTCACCAGATCTAAAACTTGTATCTGCAGAAGAAATAAGCCAATAAGGAACATGGGGGTAAAGCTTGATGCCTAAATTCCATGAGCCTGCTATCCCTTGATTTGAAGGAAGATTTAAAACTCTAAAGTTTAAATCAAATCTTTTAGGAACGTATTCTTCAATTCCATTATTAATAATTAATATCTCATTAATTGGATAATCAATTTCTTCAAGAGATTCATCAAGCAAATCATATCTGTTTAAAACAGGAATAATTAATACTGGTACCACTACTTAGTCCACTTTCTAGGTTTCTTAATCAATTCAAATCTTTCTAAAGCCCGCTGAATTGTCATATGAGAGCATTTTGCTTCCATAGCCATATCCAAAACACTTTTCTTTTCAACTACGTATCTTTTGTATACCCAGTCTTTATTTTCCCAAGGTTTAAAATTTTTAGCCATTATACCTCCTCACACGATTTCGTTGATTGCATACCAGGCGATCCCCGCAGCATCTGCAACATTGTCGGATTCAGTCTGGATGCCAAGCGTTCGCACAAAATCAATAGTACGCTGTTTTCTGCGTTCTCTGATTTTTCCTTTGATCCAGTTGTCGGATTTGTTTGGAAATTCAAGTTTGATAGCCTCTTTTTCAGCCTTAGTGTAGTTCTTGTTTCCAAGATATGATTGCCAAGTTATTGGATGAACTTCAACAACTTCCATATTATCACTAAGTAACTCTCCCATTATAGCACCAAATACGTAAGCCATCTTCATTCCCGTTGCTACGGATTTGACTGAAATAGCTGCTTCAATTACAACAAAATCTGCATCAAGTTCTTTTTTAAAAGATTTAATTTTTCTTTTGGCATCAAGAATTCTTTCGTATACGTCTGAGCCTTCAAAATTAATTTCTCCCCATTTAACAGCTTTATCATGATGCATAAGGCAAAATGCAAGACTATTTGTACTTGCATCAATACCCAATACTTTGTTAGATTTTGGTTTAACTAATTTTGCCAGAGACACTTTGTACCATTCTTAAAAGTTCTTGACGTTCTTTTTCTTTTTCTTCTCCTACGCATTTATCACAAATATTTGTAGTATTGTATCTACTTAAAACAACATTGCAATTTTTATTTTTACAAATTCTTTTTGCTCCTGCAAGCCTAGCTTTTTTTTCGTAATATGCTTGTTTTAATTTTTCATTTGTTGCGATTCTACAACACTCATCAGAACAATATTTTTGATTATGTGTTTTAGGAGTAAAATTTATACCGCTTGTACATTTTTTATAAGCACATTTCATTTTTCAAGTACCAAAGGTTCAATATAAACATCGCCTTCTTCTGCTTTCATATCTTTCCAACACACTGTTTTTACAGGACAACCTTTACATGCCCACTGCGATTTTGTAAAAGTCCTCTCTGGCAAAGTACCTGATTCATAAGCAGCATAAACTTTACGCATCCAATCCCAAACGTCATTAATAAGCTTTGTATTACGCTCATCCATATTAATTGGAATAATTAAAAAGCTGTTATCATTTTTGTTTTCATAAAAGAAAAATCCTTGATCTGCACCACGGATCTTCATGTATGTTAAAAGCTGTACTTTATGATAAGGGAGACCTTGCATCTCTGCTTGTCTAATTGCAAATACTTCTTCTTTAGCAGACTTGATTTCTCCTACTACTTCTTTTCCATTCCATTCAATAAATGTGTCTGCAAAGCCTCGAATTGGTGGATCATCATGGGTAACTTCTGTTTCATTTGCTCTGAAGACTGATGTTTTAGCAAGGACTTTCTGAATGCGTTCATGAACATACGTACCGTTATCCATATTAACGACACCCATAGCATCGGTTTCATTTTCAAACTCAGCACCAGTAAAAGCAATGAACCAATATCTAGGGCAGTTACCATTACCATAGCCAATACTACTAGGACTAAAAGTTTTCTTTTGAGTAAATTCATTTGGTCTCTTTCCAGCTAAAACAGCTTCTTCATACATATTTGCAAAAGCAATTGGATCAAATCCTTCTGGGTTAGACATTTTTTGAAATCTTAAGTTAGCTATTAAATCTCTTCCCATTTATGCCCCATATCTTGCTGAATACTTTAACGCATCCACCAATCTGTTAATTGCTTCTTCTGCTGTGTAATATACATTTTTCTTTTTGCTATTCTCCCCACCTTTTTCAAAGGTTGTGTAATAGCGTGACATTACTGCAAACTTAGCAGACAAAGCTTGCATCTTTACAATAAGGTCTGGAGCTTTAGATGACGGAACATCGGGCTTAGCAATAAGCTTAATGATTAGATCTAGGGCATAGTCAAGATCAGCATCATTCATATAAGCTTTAATATCATTAAACTCTGTTAGCTCACTGATTAATTCAATTACTGGTTTATCTGTCATTTATTACCTTAGATTCTGTTCAATAAAAATCTCTAATTGCTCTGGCTTAATTTGTGGATTAAAGTTTAAAACAGAACCATCTTTTAAAATCAAAAATTTTTCAAAATTCCATTCTATATCAGCATTATTCTTTGAAACAGATTTTAAGTATTTATAGATTGGATGAGCATTTTCACCATTAACTTCAATTTTAGAAGCAAGATCAAAAGTAATATTATAGTTCAAATTGCAAAAACTCTTAATATCTTCATCACTGCCTGGCTCTTGTTCATTAAACTGATTACATGGAAAACCTATAACCTCAAATCCCTGACTATTAAACTTTTTGTAAAGACTTTCTAGTCCAGCATATTGCGGAGTAAAACCACAATAACTTGCTACGTTTACAATTAATAAAACTTTGTTTTTAAAATCAGACAAAGAGATTTCTTTGCCAGAGTTACTTAAATAACTATAATCATAAATATCCATTTATTCTAACTCCAGCACCTTAATGCAAAAAACACAAGGATCTCCGCCATCATCAAACTCTTGCATTTGCTCATCATTAAGCGGTGGGCCTTCATGAGTATCGCAGAACACATCACTAATCCAGCCCTGTTGGTAACCGTATTGCATCCATTCATTAAAATCTAAGTTCTTATATTTGCTCATTATGTGTCTCCCAACACTCTACTAATTGCTCTAATAACGCCCATTCGATAACAGCCAATCTAGTTTTTTGACCCTCTCCTCCAAGGATAAGCTTAAGAACTGGGTATTTATCCCTAGAGACCTTAAACGTATCCGTGCAAATTTTAGCCCAAATTTCCTTACTAATTGAAATTGACTTTGCATACTCTTTATAGTCAACCACGAAATTATTCCAGATAGCATCACCTTTTTGATAATCCCCACGCCCAGAATTTTTTTGTGCTTTAGCACCATCTCTTTTTACTTCTCCACGTTCTGACATTAAAGCTTAATCTCCGATTCATGATTTTTGCTACAATACCATACGACTGTATTTGTAACAACATCATACTTGGCTTCTAATACTATCTCCATACATTCGTCATTTTGACAAGTAAATGTTCCAGACATATTTTCAAGATCTGCAAGAATTCTTTTTCTTTTATGGCGATTTAAAAAATCATCAAGACTTGTCATAAATCTCCTGCTTAATTTTATTTGCTACATCTAAATTGTCACGCAAATATTCAACAGCTTTAGCACGACCTTGTAATCTTTCTTCATTTACTGTATACCAAGCTCCGCCTTTTTGAACAATACCCATCATCTCCGCTGTATCTAGGATTTCTCCTATTGTATCAACTCCGATTTTATCCCCTTGGAAGTAAAAATCATATTGACCGCTGAGGCCCATTGGTCCAGTTTTATTGTAGTCAACGATCCAGTTAACGGGCCTGCCAACTTTTTGTTCAATGATCTTGTCACCAACTTGGACTCCAGACTTAATAGCATTTGCATCGGCTTCGGATGCCCAAAGCTTGATGACGGTGCTGGAGAAAAACTTAACTGCCATGCCCCCTGTCGGGATATGCGACGCATGCATAGAACCAAATTGGTTTCTCTGCTGAGAAATAAGAACGAGTAGCGTATTTTTGTTAGCGTAGTTAAGCATTTTGACTGCATGTGTCATGTCCTTTGCTTCTGCACCAATCTGTTTGGTGTCTTCTAGTTTCTTAAGGTCAGAGCTGTCTTTTTCAAAATAGATAGCGGGTAGTAGTGCTGAGATAGAATCTACAACAATAATATCTACTCCCGCTTCCATTAATTGTTGTGCAACGTCCACCATATCATTAATTGATTTAGCTGGTGAATAGATAAGTGATTCTGAGTCAACACCTAAGCGAGCAGCCCACGCTGGATCATATGAAGCTTCTGCATCAATCCATGCACATGTCTTGCCTTCTTTTTGTGCTTGACCAATCATTTGTAAGCAAAAAGACGATTTACCAGCAGACTTATTTCCCCAAATAAGAACTTGACGACCAAACCCCAAACCACCCTTAAGGCCCATTGTTAAACCAATGCTAGGAGTCTTTTGTTTTTCTACGTTTACTGTTGTTGCTAATTGCAGCCTTGCTCTTGTTTTTGGGTCTAGCTTCGCTAGAATTTCTTCTGTTACCATCGTCATGCAAACTCTTTTCTAATTCAATAGCAAGTTCTTGTATAAAAAGAACTTTACTTTCAGATAACTCATCAATAATTTTGTAGACTGATTTTTTATCTTCTATTCTAATCACAAGAAGATATTCATTTTCTGTTCCTGCCAGTATGTACGCTTGGGACATAATATATCTATTATACCTTGTTTAAGCGTTTTCTGCTGGAGTTTCAGTTGCTGGAAGGTCTACCAATGCAAAAACAAGAACATTCTTCTCATCATCATGCTGAATTTGGATTGTCTTTCCAGAATAATTCTTGAGAACGTCTGCTACTGGAATCTCAGTAGTGCCGATCTGGTTAAGAATTGATGCACAAATCTGCTCAAGAGTAATCTGAACGTTTGTTAACTCTTCATTTACTGTTGCAGCTGGTGTGCCTTCTGGTGCTGTACCTGTTACTTCTACATCTGCCATATTAAATCACCTCCTTAACATATAGGGTTCCGTCGTCCATTCTCGCAATTGCTGGATCACAAACAGTTCCTGGTTTCATTTTACCAAGTGCTGTTGTGTACATTTTTGGGAATGCAATGACTCTTTCTAAATTCTTATCAGAATCAGAAAGAATAATGTGTGCCATCATCTTGTTGGCTTTTGTTTTATAATGTGTAAAATCTAACACTAATCTTTTGCCACTATCTATCTTTAACTTATCTTTGTAAAGCCATGTAACAAATGGGTCATCTAACTTTTCAACCACTTCGTTAATTGTAACATACTTATGAATTCTATTGTCACCAACTAAAAAGAAATACATCATTCCTGTTTCAATTTCTGTATTTTCGGCATGGAATATACCAATAGACCCAGTATCATCTACAAGCTCTACACGGCTCCAACCTTGACCTTTTTTGATTGATTTAACCATAGCAAGCAATACGTAGCAACCTTCTTCTAAAAATTCTTCAAGCGGATTAACTTGAGATTTAATTGCGGGACTTAATTTACCTGTATCAAATTTTGGTATACCAAGATATTCGTAAAGATTTTCATTTTCATTTCCCTTGCGTTTGTTATCTGGAAATGCAGCAGCACCAATTGTGTTAAGGGAGTCAACAGCACGAGAATTAATACCGCTGCCTTTTTCCATAGCGTGAGAGAGGAAAGATTTATAGTCAGCATAAGGTCTTGCACCGATAATTTTGCTACCAATACCATCTGAAATATATTTAATATTAGATAAACCAAATCTTAATGCGTTTCCTTGTATGCTGAAGTCAAGGCTAGATTCATTAACATGAGGTAGCAATACTTTGATTCCCAATCGCTTAGCTTCAAGCAAATAGTCAGTACGTGCATCTTTATCTTTTTCATTTTTAAGAATGGCAAACATAAATTCAATAGGGTAATAATGCTTAAGCCAAGCAGTATAATAACTGAGCATAGAATAAGCAATTGCGTGAGAACGGTTGAACGAATATCCCGCATGAGCTTCAAAGTCATGCCATAACTTTGTGGCATCCTCAACAGTAATATGTTGTGAAGCACCCGTGATAAATTGGTCTTTATACGCATCAAACTCACTCGCATCCTTTTTCTTTCCGATAATCTTTCTAACCTTATCAGCATCAGCCCATGACATCCCGCCCAAATACACACAAGCCTGCATAACCTGCTCTTGATAAATAATTACACCATAGGTACGCTTTGTAAACTCCTGCATAATTGGATGTGCATACGTAATCATTTCATCGCCACGCTTACGCTTAATATACGAAGCACCTACAGTATTCATTGCACCTGGACGAACAAGAGCGTTAGATGCTGCAAGGTCTTCAAATGTACTGACACCCATCTTCATAAGTAGATTTGTGTATGGTGTTGCTTCTGCTTGGAATACACCCTTTGTAAAACCGCTTGATAAATCAGCAAATACATTCTTATCATCTAGCGGTATGTCTTTTAAAATTATATCTTTTTTCTTGTTTGTCTTAATAATATTAACTGCATCATCAATAACAGAAAGTGTTTTAAGACCAAGTACGTCAAGCTTAATTAGTCCCAGGTCAGCAGTCTGCTCCATATCATAAGCAACTACAGGTATACGTCCAGATACAGAGTCGTCTGGATCTTTGCGAGTTTCAATAGGGACATACTTGCTGATATCATCTTTTGCAACTACAACTCCAGCTGCATGCATACCATTTCCACGAATTTTACCACGTAGCATAGAGGCATACTTAGTTACCTCTGGATATTTTGCTCTAAACTCTGATGTGCTTTGAGATGACTCATATTCCTCAAATGTTTCAACACCTTTTAGGGCTTTATTAACTTCTCCTAGCGGTATTAAAAATGCACGAGCAACGTCACGAATTACGCCCTTATCTTTAAAATATGTATATGTAGAAATAGAGGCAACATGCTTAAACTTTTTACGCAAATATTCTTTTACTTCTCCACGACGACGGTCCATGAAGTCCGTATCAATATCTGGGAAGTCATTACGCTCTGGATTAATAAAGCGAAAAAACAATAGGTCAAATTTAATTGGGTCTACATCAGTAATACCCATTAAATAACATACTAGAGATCCAGCAGCGGATCCTCGTCCTGGTCCAACCATGATTTTGTTATCTTTTGCCCAGCCCACCATATCGCCAACAATAAGGAAGTAACTAGCAAAGTTTTTGTCAGCAATGACTTGAAGCTCCTCTTGGAGTCTTTCTCTGTATGTCTCATTGTCCAAATCCTTTTCTATTAGAGACTTTTCACACATTTCTTTTAATGTTTTTAAAGCATTCTTTTTTGGTACAGGAAGTAAGTCTAGATTCTCATGAAAATCATAAGCTTCAATCTTACCCGCAATCTCTACCGATGATTCATAGATGTCTTTTCTTTCAAAGCCCGCCTTGATAAAATCCACTTCAATTTCAGAACGGGATTGAATATAAACGTTAATATCAGCGAAACTAATAGGGCGGTCGGGATAAATATGATCAAAGCGATCAAGAGTATTAGATCGTTGACGACCGCTTGCATAATCGGCATCTTTATTTTGCGTAGGCTTGGTTGAGAGGATGAGGAGTAATTCTTCCAAATCCCTCTCCTCTTTCTTTGCAAAATGACAATCTCCTGTAGCAACTGGCTTCACCTCAAATTCATCTGCCAGAGCAAGGAGGGCAGTATTTAAACTTTCAGGATTGTGTGCTTGAACTTCAATGTAAAAATCTTTTTTAAAACGATCTTTAAACGTTTTTACATACTCTCTTGCTTTATCATTATCTCCACGCTCAATTGCCTTAGAAATAAGACCGTTCATACAGCCTGATACTACAATTATACCGTCACCAAACTCAAATAAAGCCTCCATGTCAATACGTGGCTTATTGTAATATCCCTCAGTCCATGCAATTTGAGAAAGCTTTTGTAAATTCTTTAATCCCTCATCATTTTTAGCAAGAAGGATAATGTGATTATACAAGGAAGTATTGTCATCTCTTTTGGCTACCGCTCTTTTATCAAAACGATCTGTTGCTGAGATATAAGCTTCAAGACCGAGTATAGGCTTCATGCCTAATTCTTTGGCAGCGATTTGCATATCTCTGTGAGATGACAAAGTTCCATGGTCTGTAATAGCTAAACTAGTCTGACCTTGTTGTTTTGCAGCCTCAAGTAATTCATGAGGAGTATTAAGTCCGTCCATAAGGGAGTAATGGCTGTGGACATGCAGATGTACAAAGTCAGACATGTTTATCTTTTCTATTAGTTGTTAATTACCACTCAACGGCGGAGGAAGATGCCATTGCTGGCTCTGAAGATGAATCAGAAGTAATTCCAAAATAGAATCCTTCTTGATCTGCATAAGGTACATCACGAACTGCTGTCTTTTCAAGATCAAACAGCTCATGCTTATCTAAATCAATTGGTCCAACATCTGCGGTTGGCAAAGGAATAATTGAATAGTTTGTATCAGTTGCAGTACCTGTACGCTTTAACTTCCAGTTAAGATTTGAGATGCTTCCAGTCTCTCCTGCATAATTAATAATTTCAGGTGTTGCAGACTTTGGGCCAGCACCCTGAGAGAAGATTGCAACATAAGGTTCCTCTTGACCATCATCAACAAGAACGTTTGCATAAAAACGTGAGCGACCCTTCCAACCAGCTTTTGGATCACGACGATGTTGTTCGCAGCCAAAGCAACGTCCTTGATCTTCAATTGTGCAAAGTGCTTTACGCTTATAATCTTTTGGATTTGTATGTTCAACTGCAATAAATGCTAGTCCTGCTTTTTCAACATAATTCTTTGAGTCTGCATCTAGTTCTTGCATGAAACGAATTTTTAAAGATTGACCATCTTTGAGTGATAGCCATCTACCCTTTTGTGTTTCACCACTATGTGATGACTTTGATTCCATTTGCTCTGTTAAAGCATTTAAACCTTTAACGATTCCCATATTTATTTCTCCTTGTGTAAGGGGCTATATCATGCCCTGTAACTTTAGTATACCACGTGGGTATGACTTTTGTCTACTAGATATTTGCATATTCAAAATGCGGAATAGCATTTTTTATGCATGTTTTTATTTCTTCATCTGTGAGATCGCCCACATCTTTTGCATCATGAGGATATACTTTGTCATGGTCATATCTTGCCCACAATACATTTTTATTCTTTAATTTAGTAGCAATTGTATTACCAAGCGACCTGCCTGCTGCATCATTATCAATCATTAATACAACTGTTGATGCATATTTATTTAAATTATGTATATTAATATCTGATATGCTACCGCCTAATGTAGCTACAGCATTTGGAAATCCCGCTTGCCACAAACGAATGGCATCAAAACTAGATTCAACAATAATAATTGTGCCACCTTCACGCTTTGCTTTATGCAAATTAAACATTGTTTTATTGCGTGGAAGATTATGACTATTTTTAAACCTTTTTCCTTCTATAGATCTGCCAATAATTCCTACTGGAATTCCGTCTGGTGAATGAAGAGGAACTGTTACCATGCCCTGTTTATATGAAAATCCAAGTTTAAAGTGTTCCATAGCTTCTTCGGTAATTTTGCGGGATAAAAAGTATTTTTTTCCATCTGTCATATATTGCATAAGATTGTTATGTAAAGTGTCAATCTCGCCTTGACTATACTCTACAAACTCTGGTTTATCATCAAGCAATTCTTTTAATTCTTCTTCTAGAACCTCTGCTGAAGTTAACTTATTAGCAGATATAAATCTAAGGGCTTCGTAATCATTTCTTTCAGTTAATTTTTTAACTAAATCTAAAATTGTACCTGCAGCATTACACATTTGATTATAACAAATGTAAAGTCCTTTTGAATGGCTTACTGCAAATGCTGGCGAATCTGTATTGTGATGAAATGGACAAAGACACATAAAATCTGTACCCGCCAAATAAATAATTTCAATACCGCAAGCATGCAAAATAGAGCGGAGATCCGCTTTAGTGTATGCTTCTGTCATTTATTTTCCTTTAGATATTAAACTCTGACCAGAGAACCCTTCGTACTTTAAAGCTTTGGCTTTACCTAAGTAAATGCCGTACATTACAAGATTGAAAGTGTAGTGATCTTTGCTTTCATTATATTTTACATTAAATTGTGGTTGCATGTCAAGTACAGGAACATAACCTTTGTCTCGCATTTGCTGGACCAAAAGTCTTTCATAGTTCTCCCTTGAGCTTTGGAATTTAGAATCATCTTTAATGGTTCCATTCATCCAAAAGTCATGTATCTTGCGTGGGTACATGATCACCAATCTTTCTTGATAATTAATTATATCAAGTTAATCAGTGATTACATAAATTAACCAATAGGTACGTCATAAACTTCTTTTACAATACCTCTGTTTAAGTCCCAATCTAAATACAATCCAAACTCAGTTCCGTGACGATTCTTTCTACTTACAATCTCCATAATATTTGAGTCTGGATTTTTATGAATTGCCATAGCCATATCAGCATCATATTCAATTGCTTTAGACCAAGCTACCTGACTTAACATTGGTGGAGAATCATGATCTGCTACCTCTTCTGCAGTTGCAGCAGTAATATCAATAATTGGAATGTTGTTAGACATTGCCAACTTTTTAAATGATTTAGAAATATTCATATTACGTTCTGTAGGACCTTTTGAATTTTGATTGTCAGCAAACAATTGATGGTAATCAAGAATTACAATATCAGGCTTATATTGATCAATCTTTCCCTGAATAACATTTGGAGTAACTTCTCCCATGCCTTCGTTTGATACTAAAATAAATTGATTTTTATCAGCAAACTTTTTTGAACCCCAGTCATCAAATTGGTCCATATTGATGTCACCTCTAGCAAAATCTGAAGCTTTAAAAAGTCCCGAACCCATCATTGTATAAATACGATCACGCATATTTTCTGGTGTCATTTCAAGTGACACAATCATTGGCTTAAAGCCCTGTTCCCAAGCTTTGCAGGCTAAATAAGAGGAGAACCAAGTCTTACCCTTACCTGGCCAACCAATCATAACAATAAGGTGTCCTGGAGCCATTCCAGTAGGGTATGCGTAGTCAATAGCTTTAAACCCTGTCATAATTCCTGGGCTACCGCCCATTGCATCTGAACGATCTTTAATTGCTTGAAAATGTTTTTCTGCTTCTTTATAATCAGTTAAATCTACATCTCTTACGTTTGCTGTTAGTTTGCCAAGAGAACTGAGTTCTGATTGCATACTTGCAATAACTCTGCCAGAGGCTTCTGTTTTTAAACTTGCTCCAGAGGTAAGTAATAGGTTACGCAAACGTGAAGCAAGATATTCGTTGCGTAATTGATCTAGATAATATTCTGTTTGACCTTTTACTTTAACTGGCTCAAAATCTTTAAATTTTTCTGTTAAAACAGAGACATCTGGAACAGCCTTAAACTTTAAGTAATAAGATTTAAGACCTTCCCAAACATCTCTATGAGAGGTAAAAATTTCATCAACATTGCTTGACATTACTGTTGAGATATCTTTGTTTTCACAAATTGCTGTAATTACGGCTGACTCAGTATTCATTGTCTCTTTCTTCTACCATAGCCTTGGTGCGGGACCTGATAAGCTCTCTGCGAGTTTTATCTTGTTCAACTTGTTGTAATGTTAAATCTAACTTTTCAAAATTATAAAAAAACCATTGCATTGTGTGAGGTGCTTTTGGCACCTTAAAATAATACTCAAGTAAAACCTTTGCCCTATCGTACCCTACGCTATCAATAACATCTTGCATAGCCCACTTTTCACGGTACTTGTTTACAACTGGAACCTTTTTATAATTTTCTTTGTACAAAGTACAATACAGCCCAACTAAGCCGTAGGCTAATTTTGCCTCATCTTTTGTCACTTTTTGCCCTTACTAGATTTAAGCTCATCTTCAATTTCACTTACTTTTTGCATTAATTTATTTTCAACAAATGCATATACACGATCTGTTGCTTCATCAGTTGACTCACCTTCACGCTTAAAGTCTTCAATTCCAATACCAATCTTTAAGCTTTCATAATTACCTAAATTTTTGGTAAACTGCAATTCAACCCTAATGTTCGTCTGATTGCTCATTTGTTTCTTCCTTTTCAACTAATGAAAAACCTGGCTTAAACTTCTTAACATTACCTTCTGATAAATGTTGATATAACATCATAAGCCTGTCTGATATAGCTATCATAGCATCAAGGTCTTCTTTTTGTCCAGCCAGCTCCATAGCGTATTCTAGTACTTTTAAAGATTGATTAAGAACATGTTTTGATTCTTTATTTAACTTTTGATTTACCATTCAGGTGCCTTCCAAACTGGGACAAATTCTCCCTCATTATTTTTAATATATAAAATGTTTTCTTGTTTCATTAAAGCTTCTAATTCTGCTCTTGAAGGCATATCTCCTGGAGTAACCCCGCCATCAATTCTAGGTCTACCTCTATGAACTGTTTTAAAAAAATCATGCATTGCTCTAATATCATCTTCACTCCAAAAATATTTTCCTGGAGTTTTATTACCGTTAAGCGAATAACATCTTTGAGGATACTTTAAATCACCTCTGTACAAATGCATCTTAATTGTATCTTCATGTTTTCCAATGATTTTTACTACCTCTGATATAGGGTAAGCATGTTGCTTATTTTTATTAACATCAGCTAAACTATAAGCAACACGCTTTCCCAATTGGTAGTCCCATGCGATCAATAGGTCTTCTGCCCTTGAACGTCTTAAAACTTTGTGAAGTTTATTGTTCAAGAAGAAATAGCGTAGCCGTGTTGAAGAATTTCCTCGTTTTTTGCCAGCCATGTTGCAAACCTATTTTCTCTTCTGACCATCCACCTTTTACCGCACATAATGCAAAATAGCTCAACTCTAAGGCTCATAGCATAAACCCTATCAATGAATACTCTACCCTTGCACTTTTGACAATTAAGCATTATTAAGTTGTATCTATAGCTTACTTTGCTGCTGGAGTGTTGAAGTGGTCAACGGTAGCCTTAAGAACTGGACCAAGTACACCAACAAGTGCTGCCCATGCTACCTTCTTGACATCGTGATTTCCACCCTGCCAAATTGCCACTGCAGCTGCTGCAGTTGCATATACATAGTGCTCTACAAGAGCCTTACGCTTTGCGTTCATTTTTTTTCTCCTATTAGTTAGTTGACAGATGGGGCTTCACATGAAGCGGGATTTGAAACCCTCTTATATATAATTTTCCATCTGTTTCTCTGATTAGACAGAGAATAGTTTTCCATCTACTACACAAGTGTAGTTAGGTGAAATTTCCACAATCTGCACGTGAGGATGATTACCATTCTCAATAGTTGCGACTGCGAAACCCTTTTGCCAGTTATGGTTTTGAGTGTACTTCATGCCGTCACTCTTTTCATCACACATATGCCCAATTTCGTATCCTCGAATTGTTCTTCCGCCCGTTGCAACTGGCAACTCATATGTTTGGAAATGTGAAGCAATTCTGTGTGAATGTCCTCTGATCAATGAAATCTGTAAATCATCAATATCTTTTCTTACAGCACCTGTGTCTGCAATTGAAAGGCCATGATGTACGTGAATGTCTCCAAAACGATGTCTAGGCAACTCGTTATAATATATATAATCATACCCAAGTGAATCTAGTGACCATAGGGATTCTGGTGTAATATCTTGAAGATACTCTGGTAGCTTTTTATCTAGGTAATCAAAAATTCTAATATCGTGGTTTCCTAATGCTGAAAATAATTGTGCATTAGGCAAAATCTCTCTAGTCTTAGTATAAAAATCTCTAGCACCCTTTGCTTCATGTCGCATCATAGGAACAATAAGATCTTTGCTATCATTTTTGTGAAGTTGAAGAAACTCTGCTGAACGTCCTTCGGTATATTTGCTGTAACACGCTTGGTCATCTGTATCGCCAAGATAATCTACAACGTCTGGCTTCATCCATTTCATTACCTTAAACCAAAGTTCGATGGCCTTGTCATCTTGATACGGGAATTGCTGATCAGATGATAGCATCCATTTTAAATCGTTACTCATATAATCCTTTGTCTAGGTTTAGTTAATTGTATCGCAGGTTATTGTTTTTTGTCAAGCAGCGTGTGCTTTATTATGTTCAACTCTTGAACATAAAAAAAGATTGATTAATCTATTATCAATCTTATTTTCATTAATATGATGGATTGTTTCCCAATCATTAATTATTCTATTTAATTCTTTTTCAATTATAAGGCGGTGTTCATAATACCAGCCTTTAAAATTTTTTGGATGCTCTGGAACTTTAACTACAACATATCCTTCTTTAGTGACTTTCCTATCTCTCTTTGTCCAAGATTTGATAGGCGTATACATGTTATAGTTTTTCTCCTTCGTCGTGGACTAAAATTTCTTTTTGCCCAGTCTTAATGATTTCACTATCAAGCCATTCTAACACATCTGGATCTGTAATATGTCTGCGTTTTGAATCGCTTATTAAATATATTTTACCATCTGAAATATCTTGTACCAAACTTCCATCACGAAAACCTAAAGTCCCCGCCGTAATGTATGAAATCATAATTGATTCTTTTGTTGTTACAACTGGTAAATTCCAAGACAACATTGCTCTATCAGAAACAAATTTAAATCTTTTTTTACCTTTAATGTAAAAAAATCCTTTTTCTGTATGAGCAATTAATCCACTAGGCACTAGAGGATTATGGTTATGCGTTTGCTTGGGTTGTGATTTCTGAAAGACTTTGAGAATATTCATCTGCTGCTTTCTGCTTATCTATTGATTCTTGAAATTTTGTTAGTTCTACTCTAAGTAATGCAATTTGCATTTCATAGTTAGAAACTAACTCGCCAATACGTTGTTGTAAAGCCATAATTGTTAGCTCTGCTTCTCTTTCCATTTTTACCTTTTCTATTTAGTCCATGCAACAATGCAGTAACGAGTTCCTTTTGTTACCGTGGATACTGAGTGATTGAATGTATAGCCTGCTGGAAATATAACCATGTCGTGTGCTTTTGGCTTAATTGATAGACCGTAGCGTGGAAAATTAATTTCCCCGCCCTCATAATCTTCATTTAAATACATAGAATACGAAATTCTTCTATGATACTTTAAGCAATCATCCATGTGGTTATTAAAGAACTGACCTTCACCATATTTTAAAAATTGGTAGCTGTCTTGATCAACAAAATCTTCAATTCCATATTCTTTTCTATAATCATCCATACACTCTTTTAATGGTTCATAAACATAATTATTAATTAATTTAACAAAAGCATCAAAGTCTTCTTCTGGGTCTGCGTCAAATTGTAATAGTTGATTAAAAAATGGTATTTGAAATGTATCTACATCTCTAATTTTTTCATCAGCAACATCAAACTTCATTCCATTTTTTTCTTTAACAACTGAGCCTTTTGCCCAAAAAAACATTTCTTTTGAGGCAGCATTTTCTAATAACTTAATAATATTAGATGCTTGTGGCAAAACGTTTTTATACACCACAATTCCTGGTGCTAACACTGATTTATTCATTTGATCCTGTTTCTTTATTTGGCTGTAGTTGCTGAATCTGCTGCTGCAATTGCTGCATTTTGTGCATCTACTTCAGCTTGAAGTGCAGCTTTTTGAGCAGCAATATCTTTTGCTTGTGCATTTAAAGAATCAATGTTTGATTGATTTGGAGT